TGGTCAAAATTCACGGATGTTTTTGGGTCTTTGAGTGGCAGGGAATACGCTCTGTCGTTCATAACAACATTCTGGAACTTTGATACATAGATCACATCTTTTTCTACGCCGCCAATAGAAAAGGCAGGGTGAATATTCTCACTGCCGCCTGTGATTACATCTGAAATCTTGAACTTTGGAAATGCAACCATGACAGATGGCATTCCCTGATCATCAAGTAGAACCGTGTTCTTTCCTCCTGACATTGCTTCAATGGCAAGCTTCATATCGTCAAAATTTGGCATATCTTAATCCTCCAATTCCCATAATCTTAATTCGCATCTGTTAATGTCAAACGGCACTGGAATCCTCTTTGTGATCGTTGGATTCTCAGTGCCACCTTCTGCATCTGCATTATAATTTGGATTTGCAATCTCTGCCTCTGTGTACGCTCTTTCTGGGATAATGAGCTGTGCGACATAACGATCACCAGTGTCAGCGCCCATTACCAAACTGCCTGTGTAATCACGGCAAATATCAAGTGTGACTTCATAGTCTCGTTCCTTCTTAGAGACGTTAAAACTCAACTCACCATCGTCAAAATCAATGATCTTGCCAGTCAATTCATAAGGGATGAAATTCTTTCCATCCTCTGGTACATGTACAACCTTCATATCAATAATACCTCCTTCTGTTCTGTGCCATTTCAACTGCCTCACGGCTTCTTGCAGCAGTAATCTCAGCTGCTTCTCTCATTGCTGGGTCGTTCAAGTTGATGCCGTATTTCTTAGCAACATATTCAACATCTTCTCTTCTGCTCTCGTTCTTAACGATCACGTTTGCCATTTTAAATACCTCCTCTCACATATAGATCAAGGACAACCGTTTTTGCCGATCCTCCAAACTGCACTTTAAATCCATTTAAGAGCTTGTCCGAAAATGAAATTTCTCCGACAGCTCCACCAGATGCACTCACAATCTCAGCAGTAATCATATAATTCTTGTTATTTCTAGGCGTTGGAATCTGCACGGTTTTCTTTGAGTTGTTAAACGGATACTCCTGACTGTTTGTCAGTGTTACCTGTACCTTTTCTCCACTCAATCCATCAATCGTGTTTGACATGGTTCTAATCATTCGCGCTGCTTCCGAACCCATAACTAACGCTTCAAGAATGCCCTGCTCCATGTGATTGAAGTTCGATGCACTCTGCGGCGTACCTTCCTGCATAACTTCTCCCGGATTGGGTGTATGCTCGATACTGCCGTCTGTGTTCTGGACCTCATTGTATCTGTAAGGATGCTCAACAACTTCATCCTTCCAAATCGTGGGTGTATACATGTGCTTTCCTCCTTTCTTACTCCTCCGTGATGTTAATTGTCACACGATAATAGATACCTTCCTGCGAGGTCTTTCTGGTGATGCTTTCTGTCTTGCTCCACCATAATTGTCCAGCCGTGTTGTACAGCTGCACCTCAGTGATCTTGATCTCGCCCTTGACAGTCGGATTGATGGTGAACTCAACCCTAACTTTTCCATCACTTCTTACTGTAACATCAGTCAATTTTTCTTGATAATATGTTGATCCGATCTTGTATTTTGCGTAAGCAAGTGTGCTTTTCACATACTCACGTAGACCGTTCAAAGCATATGTTGATAACATTGTCTACCTCCTTCCTTTTCAGCTAAAGCTTTCTCCTGCTTCCACAAGCCTTAAAAAGCACTTGCGAAGCTGTCCCATCCGCTTGTACCATCAAGCCACCATCCTTTATAGCTGCCTGATTGCTTATATCTGGCTTTGTACCTGATATCGGGTATGGAAATTCAACCCCTACACTGTCAACCGCTGCCACAAGCTGTAACTGACTTGTAACGCCAACCGATACAGTATGTGGGTAACGTCCGGCCATGTTCCGGGTACTTGTGGACCGATATGGAAAGCTTTTTAATGTCGGTTCAGCACGAATCTTGATTGAGATTGGCGTATCAAACACAATGTGAAAACTTTTCTGTGCCTGCTTAACCTCATTGATAAGATCAATGATCTTTCCGAGGTTTGCGTTTGTGTCTCCCGGTGCAATCTTGATCTCGAATGTGTGTGGTGCTACATTCTCAACCAGTTCCGTCTTTCTTCCACAGAGGTTTTCAACAAGCATTTCTATTCGCGCCGGGTTCATTGGCTTTCGAAAGTTGCGCTTCTGAATGACTTGCTTTCGCCGTTCTTCCAAGCTTAGACTTTCATTCGGGTGAATGCCATAGCTTTCCTCCCAATATGCAATACTCCAAGTTGCTGTCTCCGGGAATGCCTGTTCCCGGAGCGAAAGAGCCGTGTCCTTTGCCAGCCCCAAGGAAACACCCATGACTTCATACAGCCATTTTGCAACGTAAGACTTATCATAGATGGGGCTTATCATCGCCATCATATCTTTTGCAACTTCCCGTGTTGGCAACTCGTCAAGATTCATCCATCACTCACCTCCTCCGCTTCGTCAACTACAACCTCGTCTGTATACGGGTATTCGTCACTTGCAATAGAAATATTTTTGGTATCTCCATTCATCGTAAGCGACTCATAGTCTGATACTCCGGGCGTACTGCTGACTGCCGCACATACCTGTGTATACTTCACCATACCTGCATCACTGGCGGTCTTATAATAAGATGCCAACTTTGCGGTAATCAGCTTGATAACAGCGTCCTTTTCATAGCCATCATCAAGTGAAAGACCCGATACTTGATACGTGATATGTACCAATGTCGGGGCTGTGACGGTCAAAATTGTGTTTGGGGGTGCTAATCTGTCAAGTGGACTATCAGGCTGCATAATGTACTCATAGATCGACTTGCAGAGTGATTCATTCGCTGCTTCGCCGTTTGCATCCAAGGCAACAATTTTCACCGTCTCTGGTCCTGCCCACTCTGGCACGATGATAACCGTACCGATGCCAGGAACAGCCTCAGCCCAGCGCTTATAGTCAGATGCATTTCCGATGTACGAAGTGTCCATGCTGCTATTCGCAGCCAAGATTCTTTCCCTCAGCTCATCGTCAGACTCTTCCTCTGTACCGCCTGTAGCCTTTTCAACATTTGAAACGCCATTGATGCCATCAATAGGAACCGACATAAGCGTGATCGTTCCGGCATTGACATTTGAGCCAGTGCCAGCAATCAGCGCTTGCACTGTGATCATCACTGTTCCATCATCACCGATAACTGCATCTTCAAGTGCTGCAAATTCGATTGATGATGAATCGCTTGTTGCCGGGGTTGCAAATACAGTCCCCGTAGGGATAATCGTTCCGGGACTTCCAGTGATTTTGAGTTGTGCTGTAGCAAAGTTCGGAGCTTTGCGTTCTACTCTTGCCATCTTCGCAAGGTAGTCAAGATACTTCCCATTGCTCCACTGTGGGAACATCAGCTTGATAATCTCTGGAATGTAAAATTCAAGCAATTCCGCTGCTATAAGCGCTGCTGGACGTGTAAAGTCCCAAGCAAATCCTGCTTCCGTTTTGTCGATGTCATCTGGCAAAAGTGTCATCATTTTTTCATGGATGGTATCGACATCGCATCCACTTAAAAAATCAGGTGCAATAAATTCTTCCAAGCTCTCACCTCCTCTACTGCGTTATTTTGGTTTTAAGCTGTTCCTCTTCCCACGGATAGCCCTTGACCGTGAAAGTAACGTACACCGCATCCGCTTTATACAAAAAAGAAAAGTCGCGGACATACTCGGTGGCACGATGCATCATCAAAGCTTCTGTAATCGTTCGTTCAATGATACTTTCTGCTGCCGCCCGATCTGCCTCTACGACTTGATCAAGCTCAACTCCGATGTCGCTGCTGTAAGCCAAACAGCTATAACGCTCTGTGCTTACAACTTTTAGGCACCATTGTATATATGCGTCTTTTCCTTCTGATTTCTTTATTTTCCCGGCTCCATCTCGCACAAAGTCGCCTTTTTCAAAATCGAAATAAGCAGACGGCGAATATCTTTCTTCAAGTTCTTCCGTATCTGGAATCTCTGGAAGATCGAACACCGGAAAAAGTTGTTTCTGTGCCATAGTGCCTCCTATCTTGTGATAACATCAACGACAACAGGATCGTTAGCAACCCATACAACAAGCACATGATCTCCCGGCTGTAATCCGGGAAGATTGACAGCCGCTCGGTCTGTTGTTGCCAGCCGCATTCCTGCTGCATATCGGCACACATAATATGATCCGGGCGGAAACGGAGTGGGAAACCGATTTGTAGACAATGACATGTTGCCATTGATTACTCCAAAATCGGATGCCAAATCCGTTTCAACCTGATTCTGATGTTCTCTCATTCTTCCCGCAAGTGTCCTTGCAAGCTGATTGATTCCGGGATTTCCTTCTGCACTCATACGTCTCCTTCCTACTCAAAGCTGCCTTCATCAACCCAACCATATACATTACTGGTTGAATTGCTCGTGTGAATAAGCTGCCATGGATGAGCCCTCCCATTTGCCTTGCAGTCTGGTCCAAGTGTAATTTTCGCTTCTCCTGCCGTGGCTTGATAGCCTTTGGCTCCCGGATAGCTGCTAATGTAATGCATACCGCCTTTAAAACGAACGATATCACCAACTTTATAGCTTTTGCTCTCTGTACTCGTGTTTTGCGTTTTCGTTATGGTGGATGCCACATATTTCTCCACTTCGGCAGAAAATTTTCTATCTTTCGCACTGTGCTGAATGCTTTTGATAAGATAGAAGCCATCAAGTGACCCCACTTTTGCATAGATCATATCTCCTTTCCGAAGTAGCGGCACGTCTGGACCTGTAAGCCTTGCTGTCTCTGTCGGGGAACCATTTTCATCAAGCTCATCCTGTGCCTCTTTCTTTGCATCTTCCAGCGTTCCGCTTTGGGCCTTTGTGATAATCTTCTGGAAAACACCATAATCAGTTTTACCATCAACTATCGCTTCGACTTTTGCAGCACTGTCGGAACCATCAGAGGAAACAACCTTCACACGGGTAACAATACTTGCAATGTTAATTTCGTGGCTCACTTCCGTGACATTATCGCCAAGAAAAGCATAGACTGTGCTGTTGTTGCCCTTCTTGATAACCTCAATCTTGCCTTTTGTACTTCGCACAATTCCAGCGCCGCCGCCTTTCTTTTTGGCTTCGCTGAGAATGTCTCGAATAATTGTTCCAAGCTTTGCGTTTTTCTTCAAAATTCTGGCATGTGTAACATTTGGGCCTGTATAAGACGAAATTGAAATGCCCCAAGATGACAAAAGGGAAGTCAAGATACTTTGCGTACCTTTTCCTTCCTCGAAGAACACGCAATCTGAGCTTTTCTGCAAGTTATACAGATTGTCGTAAGCTGTGATTGCAAAAATTTCATCTGATTTTGAGGTCTTTCTTCTGCACTGTGTAAGCTGCCCTTGTGCCACAATATCAGAGCCAGACCCCCAAGACGCTTGAATTGCCACTACAGAGCAGAGCTTTACGAGAGATGAAAGACGCTTGCCATTATAAAAAGCATTGTATAAGTCGAAACTAATCTTCATGGCAAGTTCATCCTCATTCTCTTCCCATCCTAAATCCTGTGTAGCTGCCGTAATATCAAGCTGTTGTCCAGACTCGGTAACTATTATAGCCTTATAGCTCAAATCCTTGCTATTGATCATAAAAGCCTCCTATCCGGGGATTCTCAATACTTGTCCGGTATAGATCAAGCTTGGATCACTGATCTTATCCCGGTTCAAGTTGTAGATTTCCATGTACCTGCTGCCGCTCCCAAGCAAATTCTGTGCTATACGCCAAAGGCAGTCACCCGTCTTGACCGTATAGGTTTTCGTCTGTGTGGCAGTAGTTGGTCTTTCAACTCTCGGCTCCGAAGGTTTTGATATCTTCAGCTCCGAAGTTGTATATGTCTTGATATCTCGTGCAGCTGAAAAAGTCAGATCATAGTTGTAATCCATATTCCCGACATATTTGCCCGAAAATTTTGCTACATAGACCTCTATGTTGATGCAGGTTCCGGTTACAAGCAAAGTGCATCTTGTGCCATTGTTCCGTATATTCCGTAAAAGATTGATCAAATCATCTGCTTTTGTATACGCTCTGACATAAGATGCTTTTTTTCTTGCAGCTCCGGGGAACATTCCAGACCATGCAATTTCCTCAACACCTTGTCCCCTTGGGATTTTTACATCACCAAGGGAAATTGTGCTATAGGTCATAAACTTTGCTTCGCCAGATAAGCTCACACTTTCTGGCAGCATAGGGAAGCGGATCGTACTGCCGCCCGACGGCGTTAAGTAAATATCCATCACGTCTCACCCGTAAGCGGCATGTTCGAGTATGATTGAGCAAGCTTATCTGCAAGCTCACCACCGATATCGTCAGCAAGTTCGCGGCAACGACTCTTGATGATTTCAAATATCTTGTTCTCGTCCATGTTGCTTCCTTCAATTTTAATGGTCGGAGCCAAATCAACCTTGACTTCGATGTTGCTTCCAGCCGGCTGTGCCGTGGAATCCGTTCTGATCTGGATTTCCTTTGACTCGCTGCCGTCCTCGCCATCATCATCGTCACTGTCAATCTCGTATCCGTCTACAGTCCATATGGTTTCCTTTTCCTTTTTGCTTCGCTCTTTGATTACCGGGATATCCTCATCAACCTCTGAGTAGTCAGAGCCACCAAAGTAATCCGAATAATCATAGAACGCCGCAGAAATCGTGCTGGTTCCAGTGCCGCCAACTGCACCGCCGTTTGCATATGCAGGAATCTCATCTGTGCCATCAAACATGCCAAGTGTCTCACCTGCCTGATACCACAACTCAATTCCGCGTGAACGTCTGCTTGGAACAGTTGGAATGATATACTCAAGTCCTTCCTCTCCAACAACTGCGAACTCTGGTCCGTTCTTGCCAACTTCATTGCTTCCATTTGCATAGAACGCCGCAGAAATCGTGCTGGTTCCAGTGCCGCCACCACCAAAGCGAATGTTCGCTGTTGGATTTGCAATTCGATAGTTTACATGAATGTCTGCATTCGTACTGACACTATATCCGCTGGAAAACGCGCTTCTCAGCTCACTTCCTACCTGACTGTGAACCTCAGAAATATTATCATCTTCCTTGTTGATGGTAATATCTGTTGATCCTGTCGTGTCGTAGACTGACTGGAAGGCTGTGTTCAATGCTTGCTGCGTAGAGTCATAAGCGCTGCTTGTATCAACTCCTGCTGCATAGACATCAACATTGGCGTTTGTGTCAACCGATGCAGGTTCGACATTAGATGCTTCCTGTACAACCTCATCAACTGCCTGTTTCAACTGCGTAGTGTCAACATTGATCATTTCTGTTGGAATGCGAACCTTCATTCCAACATTGACTTCTGCATCACTGGTCAAGCCATTGTATTCCTTTAACTGATCAACCGTGATTCCAACTGCATCAGCGACTTTCTCAAGCGCATCTTCCTGATTTACCGAAACCTCTCCAAAAGTTACTTCCAGATCGGTTCCTACAATCTGTGCCGTATCTCCCTGTTCTTCCAGTAGACTTGTTGCTTGCTGAATTGCTTCATCAATTGCTACTTGTGTTGCTGCTTGTGTTTCTTCTGCGTTCACTTGTGGTATGTACACAAGATCACCTTCGTAGATCAAGTCCCAAGAACCGTTCTTTTCGTACAGTTCTTGATTTGCAGCTTTCAACTCTTCCAGCGCAACGCCAGCCTTTGCAGCGATGTCAGAAAGCGTGTCAGCCACGTTTACCCGGTACTCGTAAGCAATCTCACCGCCATCAAGAGTGATGGAATTTCCTGTTGCAGTCAGTCCTGATAGCTCTGCTGCCTGTCCGAGATCAAAGTCATTGATATTTAACTTTGCATCTCCTGCATCAACATCAATTCCGACCGTCTCAAGGTAATCTGAAATGTCAAGTCCGTACTTGTCACACAACTCTTTCAATGTTGACAGGTCAATCTCGTCAATCGAACCACTTCCCAGAACCTTGTTGAAAAGCTCTGAAAGGTCTGTGCTTGCGGTTGTCTCCTGCGTTGCACGATCAATCGCCTTTGTCATTTCCTCTGGCAAAATACCTCTCAACGTCTCGTACATAGGGTTGTTCTCATTGGTAAGGATATCGACTATTTCCTCGCTGCCGTTCGTCAGCAAGTCATTTGCATATACCTGCCATGCAGCAGACTCATCTCCAGAAGCTGCACCAATCTTTGCAGCCTCATAAAATGCATCCATCAAAGTTTTAGGTGTCTTCAATCCTGCCTCTCGGTACGAATCAATCAGACCTGCCATACTTTCAACATCTGGTTTCATAGACTCGTATAATTCTTTCAATGCTCCAAAGTCTGCTTTCTGATCTCCAGAAAGTCCTTTTGATGAGCCAATATATTTATCCACTCCGTCCATCAAGTTCATGTAAAAGCCGCCTCGATTTCCTGTACTCTGAACGTCAGTCCAAATCTCCTGCAAGCTATCAAAGAAACCTTGCGTATTTTCCTGCATCTTCTGATAGTTGGTCTGCAAAACATCACCATAAGCGTCAGAAAGCGTGTTGCCCTCAAAGCCAAGAGACTGAATCATGCTCTTTGCCTCAAGGTTCTTGTAGTTATACGACCACAAATCATGCAGCTGCTCATTCTGGCTTGCGGAAATCTTACCACTGTTCTCCCATCCATTAAACACGGAATACATGCTCTCAGACTGTTCATCTAATGCCGAATATGCACTTGTCCGCTGTGTCTGTACCTCAGATACAAGATTCTTGAACGACTCTGTATCAAGGCTTGTGCCACTAAGCTTTCCATACTTCTGATCAATAAGATCCCATTTTGCTTGCGCTTCTGCTTCCTTCCAACCAGAAAGAACATTGTTGATTTTCTGCTGCAAAATATCTATAGCAGCCTGTTCCTCAACATTGATCATTCCGTCTTCGAGCGCTTCCTGCACAAGCGCTGTAAGGCTTTCTGAAAGTCCTGTCAGCTCTGTGTTATCATCAATGTACCACTCTTGAATCTTACTCGACAGTCCCGAACCTGCATCACCAAGAACCGTCTCGACAGAAATCTGTGCAAAGTAGGTTCGATCTTCTAGCTCATCAATCTTGTCCTGCACAAACGTCTCGATATTGCTTGTATAGTCCTCTTTCTCGTCTGCTGTCAGCTCAATTCCTACCCGACTCTTCCATTCGAGCGTGTCATTCTTTTGTAATGCCGCTTCTGCTTCCTCAGCAAGCTTATCTGCATTGTTCAAATGATCAAGCGCAAGGTTCACGTCAACCAACCAATCAACACTGATAATCTTCCCTGCAAGCTCTTGCAATTCCTCGGCACTAAGGCTTATATCGCCCATATGTCGTTCTAAGCTATCACTGATCTGTTTTTCGTTGTATGCGTCAATGGCTGCGTTAATAGCCAAAATGCCGCCTACAATCGCGCCTGCCGCAAGTCCCACCTTTCCAGCTGTTGGAATCATAGACAGCAAGTTGCTGCCGAACGACAGAATACCATCCGACTCCTGTGCAACCTGAACAACCCCTTTTATGGATGAGGCAATTGGTGCTAAAGCACTTACTACTTGACTTGATTCGCTGACTAATGTTGATACTCCCTTTGCGATTATGCCCGTGCTAATCCATGACATAAGCCCTGCTTGCTCCCCACCTGGCAAAATTTTAGAGACTTCGGAAAACAGTGAGCTAATGCCTTTCGACATGAGCTGCTTTCCAGAACCTCTTGCCCATTTTAAGAACGGAGTTGCAATAAGCTTATCCCATGAAATATCAATTTTCTCAAAGAAGTTCGCATTCTTCCATTCGTCCGAGGACATCATATTGCCGACATTTTCCTTGATATGCAGCACGTTCATGTCAACCCAGTCCATCATATCTGACACAGCGTTCTTGACATCTGGCATTTCATCCGTAAGCCATTTTGCCGCGCCTTTGAGGTAAGTTCCTACTCTCTTACCCAGAGTAAGCTTGACCTCATCAAGTCCGCTAGAAAGAAGCGTCAGAGAGCCCTGTACATTATCTAGCATGGTGTCTGCCATCTGCTGTGATGCACCATCTGCATTGTACACCGCCTCTGTAAGCTTGTTATAGTCCTCCTCGGAAGCATTGATGATTGCGAGCATTCCAGCCATAGCTTCCTTTCCAAAAATAGCAGATGCCGCTGCTGTCTGCTCAGTTTCAGATAATCCGCCCAAGCTGCTTCGCAAGTTGTCCAACACACCTTTCAGCGATTTTGAATTTCCTGCACTATCCAATAGGCTTATGTTGTACTTGTCCATAGCGATTGCCATTGTATCTGTAGGGGACGCCATATTTACAAGGGCAGTCTTCAAAGCAGTACCAGACATACTACCTTTCACACTCGCGTTAGCCATCAAACCAAGTGCCAAGGACGTGTCCTCTACAGAATATTTCAAAGCTCCTGCTACCGGAGCTATGTACTTGAAGGATTCGCCTAACATGCTAACATTCGTGTTTGCGTTTGCGCTGGCTTGTGCCAATACATCCGCGAAATGAGATGAGTCACTTGCCTTTAAGCCAAAAGCTGTGATCGCATCAGTCACGATATCGGATGTCGTCGCTAGGTCTTCTCCTGCCGCTGCTGCCAGGTTCATGATGCCCTCGATACCGCCGAGCATATCTTGCGTTTTCCAACCAGCCATACTCATGTATGAGAATGCAGAAGCTGATTCAGCGGCCGTAAATTTGCTAGTAGCTCCAAGTTCCTGTGCCTTTACAGTAAGCTGTTCCATTTCCTCCTTCGTAGCTCCAGAAATGGCTTCAACATTACTCATAATGCTTTCAAAGCCCTCAAATGTATTCGCTGAATCTGCAAGCGTAAGACTCATACCAAGCAGTGATGCTCCCTGTGCGACTGGATTTTTCAGCAGCCCCAAGATTGAAGTAATAGGCGCTGTAGCCGCATCTATAATACCGATTCTTGCATTGTATTCGCTGCCATCCCATTCTGCCGCCTTATCCTCGACAGAATCAATAATGGGGCTTGCTGAGTCATCTGCGCTAAGTTCAGCATCTGCTGAGGTGCCATCAAAATTCTCAACCGCATCTTCTGCCGCGTTCACGACAGGCGTTGCCGAATCGTCAGCGTTAATCTCCGCATCCGCTGTCTGCCCATCGAAGTTTTCAACCGCATCCGTGGCAGCATCCACAACTTGCGTGGCAGAATCATCAACCGAAATTTCTGCATCTGCTTCTGTTCCATCAAATTCTTCTGCCGCATCCTCAGCTGCGTCAATGACCGGGGTTGCTGAATCATCAGCCCCCACATCAACATCTGCATTCGCACCGTCAAGAGCCTCTACCTGATCTGAAATCATATCAAGCGTTTGGCTTGCAGCATTACTTGCCTGTGCTTCGATTTGGGGATTCATTTCATCCAGATTTTCAACTTCATCTGCAATCAACTGAATCTGCTCTGACGCATTATCATCTGCATCTATGCCAACTTCATGTTCTCTACCCAGCCGTTGCAGCTGTTGCTCTGTTCGCTGACAAGATCGTTCAAAAGCTGAAAGACTAGACTGTGCCGCTCGTAGTCCTCGACTCGTTCTGTCCTCCGCAACAACATCAATCGTCACGGTCATTCTGTCTGCCATTTACCCTCCTCTCCGCGCTCTGGCTGCTTCTCGCTGCTGTTTTAGTGTTTCTCGTTGTTCGTGCTCGATTTTTAACTGTGTTCGCATTGACTCAAGCATGAATGCTTGCGCCCATTTTGGCTTTGACAAGAAATCGTCCGGGGGAATGTGGTGCCGCTGAAAAATTAGATGCATCAGTGTTCCTTTTCCCCCAGCTTCGATTAGTTTTTTACTGTCTCCTCAACAGTTGGCTGGAAGCCAGAAATTTCCTCAATCTTGTCAAGAACTGCATCTTTCTCACCTGCCATCAGAACAATATCAATGAGATCACGTCCTGTTGCAACTCCCAATCGGTCCCAAGCTGCCTTATTATCCCAAATCTTCTTTCGGTCTTCTTCTACCGTGGCCATGTAAATAATATCAGAGCGGTATGATGCTACCTCAACGCTTTCAGCCACTTTGGTTCCTAACTGTTTGTTTCTCTTATAAGTGGTATTTTTTTTCTTGCATCTCTGGTACTCTTCATCGGACAGCGGACGCACTTTGAAACTAATAACATCCTTTCCTTTTCTTTTGATCTTGATCTCAACCGTGTCTTCATCGTCATACTTATAGGATGCTGCTGCAATCAGACTGGCAAGAATGTCGCCCTCATTCATTCTGATATTTTCCTTCTTTGCTTCCTCTGTCATTGTAATAGTCTCGTTCATTTTTCAATCCTCCATAAAAAATGCTGCCACACTTTTACATGCAGCAGCCAAAACATTCTTTCATTTTTCCTTACTGCTTCATCTTACCCTGCGTTCTAACTCCACCGTTTACGCGGAAATTAAGTGTACGCTTAATGATGCTGCCAACAGAAATGTTCTGAAGGTCAATCTCTCCGGTCGGAACGCAATAGCTGTAAATCTTTCGTTCTGTACTGCCATTCTTTCCTTGAATTACACCTTGGAAATTCCATTCCGGCATCTCGCCTGTATGCTGGAACGCTTCAAGACCATCTACAAAGCCATCGCTTTCAACGACAGTCATTGTGATAGACAGCGTTGTGCTGACGGCATCTCCAACTTCCATTTCCATAGGGCTGCCAAGCGCTCTATATGTCTGATTTGCGAAGTTGATTTTTGACTGGAAGCTTTCTACAGTTGCAAGCAGCTTTCCGTTGCCATCATACATGCCGCCATTATTTCCGGTCAAAACTTTTCTCGAATCAGCTATCGCCTGTGTGTTAATAAGACTCATAATTTACCTCCTTATTCTGTGTCAGATACCGCTTCGAAACGGAAGCGGAATGTCAAGTAGATTGTCTCGATGGAATCAAGATCATCAACCTCAACTATAAACCATGCACTGTCACCAGATGCCGGATTTGATGCATCTTCTGATACAGTACCAGCCAACAATTTTCCTTCTCCAATCATTGCATCTGCAACTCTCTGAGCAGCTGCCACAACCGCCGCTCTGCCGTTTGCATCATTATTTACAGCTCCGATCATTGGTTCAATTGTTGTTTCGATACGGTTCATTAACTCATATCTGGTCTTGACTCTTCGAATCTTTTTCCATCCTGCATCCTGACTGCCAGACAGGGTTACAAGGGTATTGATGCCCTTGTCAATCCATACCTGTCCACTCTTACTCAGAGTCAGCACAATGCAGCCTGAATCAAGCGCTTTGTCGCGTTGTGCATTGGTTAAGCGCTCATTAAGCGCTGCGGCACTCGTTACAACTGAGTGGGTCAGTGATTCATTAGATGCTGTATCAGCAAGCATTCCTGCCACTCTTGCAGCTGCTAGATAGCCGTCATACACTGTTCCGTCAGAGCCAATCCAACTGTTCAGCACATAATGCATCTTCTCACTGTTAAAAGCTGCTCCATGCTGCATTCTGGTTTCGAGTGCTGTACTGGATTTCTCGGACACTACCGCAAGTGGATAGTTGCCGTCATCAGTCAGGCGCTCAACATATGCAAGCAGCAGAGTATGTACAGCCGGGTCTGCCGTATCAACGCAGATGATATTCCAGTTTTCAGCCTCGCAAGCCGCAAAACCTGTGCTGTATGCTTCTGTATTCACGGTTGGATTTGTGCCTGCCGCGAACGCCTTCTGCTGTAATGCCGCCAGTGTACCGTTTCCTGCCGCCTTCTTGGTTGCTGTGACGTACGCACTACCTTTCAGCGCAGCAACAAGGTTATCTGGTTCGGTCTTTCCTGCATCAAAGGTCACGCTTTCAAGAATCTTTGTGCCCTCATACAAAATCGCCTGTTTCTTAGTCGAGTCATCCAGTGACTCCTTGATCGTCAGTGCAAATGCTCTGTTGCCAGGATATAATGCAGTCAAGGTAACTGCATCTGCCGGGGTGCTGGCTGCTGTATCTTTCAGCGTCAGGGTGGCCTGTGTACCGCCACTTCCAACACGAGTTACAACAATGGTATTTGCACCACCAATTCTCATCTCACGGATTACGTCTGCACCAGAACCAGTGCCAATAACAGATGAAATATCAGTACTACCATCAACGACAACTGGCTTATTCAGCGCTCCCCAGTTGCCAGACACAACCGCACATCCGATGTCTTCTGCCGCTCCTGCAACCTCAGCACCGCCATAGTTTTCAATTCTCTTGTACACGCCCGGGCTTTTCTTTACTTCACCCACTGTAAACATACCGCTCATCAGTTTTCTACCTCCTTGTTTGCAAACTTACTTACAATGTCTGCTGCTTCTGTCGGCGTTGCATTCTTAACGCCTGCAACCTTAAAAGCGGCTTTGATAAGGTCTTTGCTGTATCTCTTGCCGCCTACCACTCCAGCTTTGCAATACTCGTCTACGGAGTATGTGCTTTCATGGAGTTCTTCTTTTACCGTAGTCTCAGCCACGGCATTTTCAACTTCTTTCTTCGCTGTTGCCATTGTTCTCCCTTCTTATCTCATTGTTACATGATTAAGGGGCTGATTCCCTTCGCTGTATCTTGGGATTGCATACAACCCCTCGAAGGAAATCTGCCCCGTTGTAAGGTAATCAGCCGCATTATCTACTGTGGTTGACTGAATAACCATTGTGCATCCATCTTCCATAACCAAATTTCCCTCACACATGAGTGCCGTATATATATTCCGACACCACCATGTCCTTGCTTCTGCCGAAGGTGCAATGACATGGATTGAAACTTTGCTTCTGATCCATGCAAGGCAGAAGGTCAAATGGTCTGTATCATAGCTGCTCGTCTTCACGTACAAAGCAGGTTGTTCGTTGCTCGGCTTGTAAATCTGATCGGCTTTGCTTGCACCAATCACGAAACCGTCCGGTACAAGATTTTTAAGCCAGTTCCGAACAGTGATAACAGGGTCAGGAATCATGGTTGCTGTGTTACTGTACTCAAGCACGTCAAAACGCAACGTAGCTCCAACAATCTTCGCGCTCACGTCCCTGTCTTTTCCTCCGTACTCAAGTTCAAACATCTCGGTCGAGGACCATGCGAACGCAAAACAAGAGTCTCCATCTGGCTGCATGATCAAATCTTTCAAGCATTCACGGATTTTCGACTCAAACATTTCCGGTTCCTCGTGTTCAAGGTCGCAGTACAAGTCAATCTGCATGATTCCTGCGGTCTTACGCTCTGCATTCGCCTGTGTGTCTATAACAAAAACAGCTCTGGGATACTGTCTGTCATCCCAAAACGGCTGTTTGTCATCTGGTGCTGACTGGTAAAAGATTGCCGGAGCCTTCGCATATGTTGCAAAGCTTTCTTTCACAAAATCCTGCTGTGAAAAGTAGCTGCATATCAATTCATCAAGTCTCATAGTTATCTCCTTTGCATTTAGTTGTATGGCTCTGCAAAAATCTTTTTGATTTCTGGATATGCTTTCTCCTGTATTCGTCTCCTAAATGGACGAGGAGCCATTCTGGAAGTTCCATTTTCCAGAATTTCCGCATACTTTTCGCTGCTCTCAATTCCTACGGAAATGCCTCTTTTAATTTTCTTCACACACGGACTCCAACTCAATCTCAGCGTTCCTGTACGCCTTGCTGGTGGCTCTCCCGGTGCAGATGCTCTATACCAAGACCTGTATGGATACTTTCTGTAGATTTTTCCGCTTCTCTTACCTCTCAGTACTTGTAGCTCGGCATTTCTAAGCTGCTGTGCCGCACGAGTTCCTCTGGAAGTAATCTGTTTATCTATGCTTTTCTTTCTTTTCCCAACTGTCTCTCCAACCACCCTCCCTACATCAATAAGCGAACTTGTATTGATACTTATCTTCACCTTATATCATTCCTTTCCTGTGCATAATAAATGGTACAAATGCCGAGCGCTCCCGGTTCATCCACACCCTGCACTAAAAATACACGTTTTACGCCACTTTCAAGCACCAACTTATCCTCAGGCTTTGCAACCGGCATCCCATCTTGCACAATAACGTGTGTAATGGGATGGGATAGCTGCTGCCATTTGATCTTCTGCTCAGGGGTGGCTTGTGCAAGTGCACCTCTAAACTTCTTGTCTCCGCTGCTATATCCGGTGACTGGTCTTCCATTTGGACGAACCTGCGTTGTGTTTTCTTCCACGGAAAAATCCACGTACAGATTTCCGGGTCTTAAATACATTCGCATTCGCCTCATCAGTCCGTCCCCCCTGTTCTGGTATTCCGCATCATACCTGTATAGAAGTACGGCGACTTTCCGGTCATTCCACCCGGAAGGGAAGGAACTGACATGGATTCAAGCTTAACTTCCTTTTTGAGCTTTTCATAATCTTTTCTCCACATATCTGCTCGATCTGACAATGAAAAACTCAATGGACCTTCTTTTGTGTCTACTTCATAAGCAAAGCGACGGCATATACTTTCAAGCAATGCCAGCTTCGCACGTTTCCATTTACCCGGGTGCATTTCTAAAACTGCATTGATTTCTTCATCGGTCAGTGCAACATTTTCTGCACAATCGACCATCGTATCTCCCAGTTCAAATCTCATCCGGTCTTTTCCTGCTTCCTTAATAAGCTCAGGCTGATAAGTATATGCCATAGTCACCTCCGAGTGTTATTTGCTTTTCTTACCCCTTGTGGAGCTTTTACAGTCCTTGGCTACGTTTGGAGCGGTTTTGGTGGTTGAATTATTGGTCAAGGTTTCTGCTCTCTGTTTTGCCGCATTTTTGCAGGCAAGTCTTGAATCACAAGCATGTACCACAATCAATGTGTTTTCCTCCTCAACCCTCTCTATAGCTTCAACTGCATGTTCCTCGTCCATCTGCAAGATAGCAAATACTTGCTGCACTTCCCCCTCGCTCAATTTGATATCAAGGACTTCTGCTGTGTCTGCATCAACATCCTTGATAATTGGAACTGAAAAGATACCATCCTGATGCATTCCCTGCATCCAGAACGCATCATCAACATGAATAAGCACTCCGAGTTTCTCCTGATAAGCAGGATCATTCACAAGCTCATTTGGAATTTCATCGCCAATAAAAAAGTCCTTGCCGCCGAAGCTGCAAGGTTTCTTTGCAACAAGTGCCATGTTAATCCTCCTTACACCGCATCCTTGAAGAATACAGCCAGATCATCAGCCGTCTTTTTCATGTCAGTTGCCATTAAGCCCTCGACAAACTCAGAATGCGTTGCTGATTCGCCAAGGTAGTTCATAATCGGAAGGATGTTGCCATTTCCAAGCATGTCCCATGTGAAGATGTATCCTGCGGACGGCTCATCGGTTGATGGGCTGTCGGTTGCATATGCAAGCAGCAGAGCGTTTGGATCGCCAATGAACTCCATCTTTGCATCCTCTCCAAGACCTGCCTTGTTCATAATAGATCGCTGCACTGATAAGCGTTCCATCTCAAATAACTGAGACAGCACGTTTTCATTAACCGTTGCTGGGTTCGCAGTAGAACCACTGTACTTTACACGCTCAAGGATTGCCGGATGCTTTTTCAGCGCATTGTATACGTTTACTCCCAGTGCAATGCGGTTTGGTCTGCGTCCGCTTCTCTCTTCAATCTTTGTCGCCTCACTGTTAATGAGTGCAATCGGGTCAGAATTGCCATTGGAAAACTTAATGAACTGCTTGTCTCCCGGTGTCGTGGAATCAACACCCACCAGCTCATTTTCCCATACTCCAGATTTAAAGAATTTCCGCGCAAACATAACGTCCTGATGGATGTTCGCTTGCGCAGAAATCGTTCTGACTCTCTGCTGTCTAGGATCACGGATAGTCGGTCCCTGACGGCGTGTAAGGTCTGTCTGTCTGATCTGGTCAATTCCCATGATGATCTGGTCAACCTGACAAGCGTATGTCTCTGTGGACTCTGACAGCACAGCAGAAGCGACTTTGCCATATGCTGGCTTTCGCTGCCAATTGTCTCTCAACAGATCTTCTTTGTTGAAAATATAATAATTGTCCGATGACAGTCCTACCGGGCAAATCGGAAAAATGGTTCTTGCAAAATACTTTGAGTCGTTCTGGTAATATGCCAATGCCATATTCGATAACGCTGTGTGCGGTCGAAATGTTCCTTTGGCAATCTGGTACTGAATATCACTTACTTTCATTCTGTGTTTCCTCCTTATGCTTTCGCCTTCTGATATTTGCTGATCTGGATTTTTACGAATCCACCCTTTTCAACGGCATTCAGTGCAAAGCCAATTACATAGTCTCCTGCTGCTGCCTTTTTAGCTTCGCCGTTTTCATCGGATGTGATCTCATCGCCCTTTGCAATGGTCGCTCCTGCGATAGCAAAGCCGATATCCTTGATCTGAATGTCAATATCATCTCCTGCGTTGACCTTTCCAGACTCGGCTCCTGTAATGTCGTTCACTCCTACCTCGATAGTGGCGATTCCGACAAGTGGCTTTGAGCCGTCAGTTGCAAGTGCAAGCTTTCCATTGCTGTCATATGCAAAAATCTTGCATCTTGCATCTTTAATCTCTGCTGCTGCCTCGTCAACGATAGTGGCTGACGGGTTCATCTGCATACCGTTATAATTTACTCTTTTCATGTCAGTCCTCCTTAAAATCCAGCTTCCTGCTCATACTGTGACATAAGGTCTGGGTTATCCTCCCATGCCTTTGCAACAGCGTCTGAATATGCCATTTCTGGCATCTTCTCCATGTAGGACTTGGCAATGGAATCAATCTTTGCTTCGGCTGTTGTCGGAGCTGCTGACTTGCCAACCTGTGTAGCGTGTCCGCTCTTTCCAACCTCGCCAAAAACTCCTGACTTCTCAACCGCTGCAACCGCACCATCAAGCGTTGTAATCAGCTGATCATAAGCTTCCTGGCTTGCCGCCTTTGTACTTTTAAGAACTGGTAGCAATTCATCTTCCGTCTTGCCAAGGATTGCATACTTCTTTGCAATCTCTTTCAGCTCCTTTGCTTCTGCCTCTTCCTTGAACTTCATCAAGGCTTCGAGCTGGGCTTTTACAACTGGATTTAATCCCTTGAAGACATCGTCAGTCTCGCCCTGCTGCTGATTCTGTTGTGTGATGCTTGAGAGTCCGAGCTTTTCCAGCGCCTTTGCTACAGTCTCATCATTTGTGTTGGCTGCCGTAGGCTGTGCCGCTCCTGTGCCTCCTGCTGGCTGCTGCACTGTCTGTGTAGCTCCTGCATCATCTTCTGTGCCATAGCGTTTCTCGATGCTTTCAAGGAACGCTCTCTCACTTTCAGTAAGCTTGCTCTTGTCAATCTTCATTTCTTTGTGATCTCCTTTCTCACCTTCATCCATTTTGCCGTCAGTGTGTTCTTCTGACTCAGCAATTCTATCTCCAAGCCGTTTGTAGGCTGACTTGGCAACTGCAAGGTCAAACTCCAAATCCTTTGAGATATTGGATGCCTTTCCCTCAGCCCATGACTGGGCTATTCCATCTGCATATTCTGAAAACTCCTTCAAGCTTTCTTTCATAGCAGCCTTTGTCTGTTCGATATCAAGATCACTGTCGGTCAGAATCGAACAAAGGGACGTATTAAGCGCATAGCACATGTCCCAGATTTCATTTGTTATGATCTCAAGGTTTCTTCTTTCGAGCCTTGTTCCAAATGTTTCTGCACCAGACTTTACAACACCTTCTGTAGTGCCGCCTTCGCTGTTATCTGCCTTGAAATTTGAGATGCCAAACATCTTTGCTGCGCTTTCAACAAATCGTTTAAACATGGCTTCTTTCTTCTCTGGCTCATCTGCTCCACTGTCTGGCTTTCCTTTTGGTTCAGCCTTCTCACCGTCTTTGCGTTTAAAAAGCTTAATATGTGCATCAGGGTTCGCGCCCTGATCCACAAAATCAACCTTTGTGACTTTGAGGTTCTTTAATTTTGCTGCCATGGTTCCTCCTTAATCATCAAAATTGCCGTGGCTTCCAGCCACAAGTCCAACTGCCAGACCGCCCAAAACTGCTCCCAAAACGAAACATGCAATATCAATCATTACTCTCATCATCTTTTACTTCCTTTCTTTCGGCTTCACCCTCAATACTGAACATTGAGTATGTGCCGTCTTTGACTTTTTCCCACACATCTTTGTCCAACACTTTGAATCCAATCCACCATCCAACAGGCAGTGTTCCTTCTGGAATACCCATTGCTTTGCACTTTTCTTCCGTGAATACCACGCTTTCAACAAGCGTAGCAACACCACCTCGCTCGTGCATCTCTCCGCCCTCGCGGTAGAGCCGCACAAACTCATACGCTGCGTTCTCAAGGTCAGCAGGTTCTATGATATCTTCCTGCCAATCCTCAATCACTTCCCCGTTAGAACGAATGGAAATATTCGCCCATCCAAAAGCAAGCATCTTCTCATCATCGCTTTTGGCAATTTTGAACGTCTGCTTTTTCTTCTGCACCGGGGACTCTCTGGCTTTGGGTACACTAACAATATCTGAAAACTTTTTCATTTTTTTACTACTCCTTTTCTCGATTTCTTTTTCTTCTAACTGTCCAGCATCACATACAAACTTGTTTGAGCTAAATCCAAAAGCTCTTGCAAGCTCTGCTTTGCTCATAGGAGTTTTGCGCTTTCTTCGTCGTAAAATCCTTTCCGTTTCCATTGTTCGATTACTTCCTCCTTCGTTGCAAATGTCCAATCGGTTTTTGTATGCCCTGTAACTGTCAGTTTGATAATTGTGTCGGCTCCGTCTTGTCCAACATCAGTTACTACATAGTTGGTTCCTCTTTGCAGTAAGAATTCGTATTCATCTTCTTGTCCAATTGGTGCAATCCATGCTCCGTGTCCTTTTCCGCTCGGAACAGTGATTTCCATGAAGATATTTCCGCTTGCTTTCTTCTCACGGATCGCCGTTGTACTTCCAAATCCATTGTCATGAAATATGCTACCAACCTTCGTTTGCAAGCTTTCCAACACGTCCGTTTCACAAGTCCTGTATACTTTGATAGGGGCTTTTAGCTCAAACTTGTCAATGGCACTTGTGATATCAGAAACCATGTCTTGAACAGTCATGTCACAAGTGGCATTCCAAAGGTTTACTTGATTCTCTGTCATTTCATGCCTCAACAATCCGTTGATTGAAGAATAGTCAGGTCCGGCATAATTCATTACCGCTCTGCTTTCTGTTCCTTCCAGTGCGTCATACCATGTTTTGTATTGGCTCTTGTCATATTCCTCTCTGAGTCGCTGATATTCTTCTGGATTTTCTCGCCTTAATGCTCGGTCTGGTCTTTGCCCAAAGTATTCCATCGCTTCATCACCAGATGAGAACTCCACTGGTTGTTCTTCCGGGCTTTCTTCCTCATCTGTGTCAATAGATGGCTCAAATGTCGGCGGCTCAACCTCAATATACTCAACAGCACAAGCACACCTTGGATGCGCTGGCGGCAGCATCTTATGCCCGACAAACAAAAGGCGGCCTCCGAAATTGAAATTATCATCCATCTCAATTTCAGTGCCGTCTAATGCTTCGCATGTGCTGCAAACTGAATCATCGCCCGATGTGATCCAGCGCTTAATTGTCTTTCCGAGTAACCCCTGTTCCTGTGCCTGCCGTACTCCCTGATCTGCTCCGCGATTATATGCAAAAGCAAGCTCCGTTTGTGCAATGGTCATTGCTCTCTGCCTGTGCTTGCGTTCTGCATACTTCTGTGCGGCATCCAGTGCCTTTCTCTGAATGCTTTCTGCCTTCATTCGCGGATGCTGCTCTCGCAAATTCTTTTTCAGCGCGTCATACTGCCGCATGACTGCTTCTGAGTCCTGCTTCGTCAATCCGATACAAGGACGAATTATTCTTGCAAGTTCATCAACTGTGTACTTTTCAACGACTTTCTTTGCTAATAAGCTCTGAATCGCTTTCTTCTGCTCATCGGTTGATGCTGTAACGAACGCAGCACCTCGTTCCTTTATCCAGCTCACAACTCCGGGTGACTTCATGTCCAACTCAAAGGACTCAAAGTTGTCAAAGATCGGCTGTCCAGAAATACCTGCTTCCATGGCTTTTTGCCACATCTGGTCAAGCTTTGATGCGACAAGCTTTGAATAATCCTGCTGCCACTCCTGCCATTGTTCCTGTGTCAGATCGCCGTTCTGAACAAGTTCACGAAGTTCCTTGTATGTGATAGCGTTCTGCTGATCACCCCAAAAGCTGTAAAGGATTTCAACAGGTTCCTCGGACTCAGCATTCAAGAAGTCCTGCAAGCATTGCAAAAGCTCCTTTGCAGTCCTGCTTTTTTTCTTCGCCTTCTTCACCTTTTTGGGTGGGCGAATCAAGATACTCATTCTAGCCTCCCTAGTCGCTTTTTGGCGGCTTCTACTACACTGTCGGGGATTTCCTCGCCTTTTTCTTTTGAACTCGTTCCTGCGGTTGTCTCGGGTTCTGGCGGCTGATTCTGTTCTTGCTGATACTGTCTTGCCTCGGGCGTTCTTCTCGCGTTGTCATTGCTTTCAACTCTTTCTGGTAAGTTGCCAATCTGCCTTATGTAATCCTCCAATCCATCATCTGGAATAAGAACTCCGATACCAACCATATCCTTGATATATGTCGATACCTTCTGAATATCAGCATCTTCGATATCTCCATGAGTCAATGTTGGATAGCCTGTGATGCCCTTGAAATGATCGCCGTTAATGTCAATCAAGCTTGGGATGCCTTGGCTATTGAACGTTTCTGCAATAATATCCAGATACGCTCCACATGCCATAGCGAAAAGCTCCGTTTTATCAGAACTTAACGCCCACGAACCGTTCTGCTGATGCCCTAAAAAAATGAAATCAGCAAGAACCGTCATTGCAATTCTTGTATCGTATCTGTCTATGATTGCATTTGTATCAAACTGCCTTGTTCCACCAGAACTCAGCAGCTTCAACTCAAACCCGTACGGAAGCACAAGCCCTTCCATTTCATCTCGCCTGATTCCTCGCACCATTTCCTCAAGCCTTACGAGCGTTCTTTTGATATCATCATCATTATCATTCCAGATGTCCATTCCTTCCGGTGCATACATAACCGGAAGTCCTGCAAGATCCCTTTCAATTCCAATGCCCTCAATTTCCTGTATACGCCTTTTAAAATGCCATGATCGGTATGCGTTTCGCAGTATGCTTCGCCCTTCCGGGTTGTCCTTTCTCGACTTGGTGCGGAATAGAAGTGCTTTGCTTAGTGGGATCGTAAGCAAGCCATAGTCTGGGGGTGGCATCTGCGTCATACCCGTAAGATTATCATTCTCGTCATACTCCCATTGGTACAAGGTTTCCTGCGCTCTTATCGGAAGCTTCGCCCATCCGATAAGCCCGTCACTGTACTTGCTTCTCGTTCTGGTGTCTGCTGTGTTTCCCATTCTGCGCTTATATACAATTTCATGATAGCTCCACCCATAGGTAAGAAACGATAGTATTTCAGATATTGTATCCACCCATGTATTCTGCATATCATCCATGCAGGACTCGACAAACTCAGCAGCTTCCTTGTCTTTTGCCGTACTGCCTCCCGGTTCAACATTCCATTTGGTCTGCCTTACAAGCATTTCAATGGCATATAGGATCGCTCCGACAACATCATCATTTTCAGACATCTCATGGTATATCTCAACGCCCCTACTCCCTCGTAACTCCGGCAGGAACTCTTCATAGACGATACCTCCAAAGCGGCGCTGACCAATGCGTCCAATTTCTTTCTGCATTACATCAGCCCCCTTTTCCTACCACAGATAGGGTTCTTGTATGCCATTCCGTTTCCAGTACAGATCAACGCGATTGCGATTTCTGCAATCTTGCCTACTGCCGGACTGGATGGCAAGGAAGATGTGCCGCAAGCCTTATGCTGTGCGCTGTATGCAACTCCTGCTGTTGCAACGCGGATTCTTGCGTTTCTCTGCCTGCCATTTCCTCCCGGACCGTTTCTGTTATTTATGCTTAATGATAGCGCCATTTTCTCTCCTCCTGTTATGTGGCAATCTCGTAATATAAGACTCCGTATCCGCTTTTAATTGTAACGCTCTTAGCTTTCAGATACAGACATTGTCCTGCCGGAATCACAAGATCATCAACACTCGTAGGTGCATCCCAGTAGGAATCAACTGTCCCTATCACGGTTTCTTCATATGCTTGAATAACAGAAATAAAAGTATCTCCATTTGCAGAATACTTCTTTTCATCTGTGTTTTCATACTTCGCACATCCATAGCCACCCATACTTGCAATGGCGCTTGACGTTGCAGCTGTTTTATCTGCATTCATTTTCTTTTCACCTCTTTCTATTACGTCCAATAGCTTTTCTTTCCGAGTGAGCTATCATCGGACGGGGTTGAATATGTTACGCCGCTCTCAATCTCTGAGAATGCATTTGAGCTTGCGTCAACCATATCCTTGAATTTTGATTCCGGGAATGATTCAAGCTGATTGAAATACATTTCATTCCAATCGGCTATAAGCACATCCACATTTCCTGCTTGCCACTGTGCCGCGAATGGTTCCGCTCTTGTAACCTTGTCTCCGCTCTCTGGGATAACCTTGACATTGAAACCTGCAAGCATTTTGACATAACTTTGTGCCTGCTCCTTTCCTGCTTGTCCGGGGTCTTGTGGTAAGCGTTCTGTGATCCGTTTGTATTTTGCCTTATCAGCTTGTGCCGTCATCTTGACAAGATTTCTTACTTCCGATGCTGACAGCCTCTTGTTGATAACATCGGCTACAACATATCTTCCGTTTTTCCTCTTTCCGATTATGACACCTGCTGTATAAGCCGGATCGCCTTTTTCATCTTCACTGGTAGCAGCAAGGTCCCATCCTCGCGCCCACTTGATAATGTCATTAGGAAGTTGTTCGAGCATTTCGCCCACCTGTGTTCTCTTGAAATACAAGCCAGCCGCAGCCTTGATCTTCCAGTTACCATTGAGAAGTCTTTCCTGATCAACAAGTGGAAGGGCTTTTAAGTTTGCAAGATAGCCGGGGTCGTTTTCCATAAGGATTTTATTATCCTTCAGGCTACTTGCAATAAACGTAACACTCTTGCAATTCTCAGGTTCAATTCCACATTCAGTAGCAAGTTCTTCCCTACTGTTTCCCCATCTAACAACATCATCCATTACACACATATATCGAATCATCCCACTTCTTTCTGGAATGGGATATCCGGTGTCTTGGTTGATCCACCATGAAATGAACTCTGCAACCCAACTATCTGCATCTGGGTTGCACGTGGCTCTTACATATGGTTTTATTCCACATGTAGTTCTATTTCGAGAAAGCATATATAGAAACTGTCGCTTTGAAAAGTGTGTCAATTCATCAAAGCCAATGTACGCAATTTCAGTACCTTGCCACGCTTTTACATCTTCCTCTCTGTCTAAATAAGCAAATGTCAGTTTTGATCCATCTTTGAATTTCCAATGCAGTTTAGGTGTCTTTTTAGGTTCGACATCTGGGACTCTTGAAAATATTTTTTCACTTGCATCCCATAAGCCTCCTTCTGCCGTAATCTGTGTGTAATTTTTTCGGAATATAACTGCTCCGAAATGTTTTACATCTTTGTGTCTTAAAGCTTCAAGTAGCAAGGCATATGTTTTTCCACCTCCAGCCGCACCTCCATATATAACAATATCTGCTTCGGATGCCATAAACATTGTCTGCGGACCAGCCTGTGGTTCAAGCACATTTTTCTTTGGCGAATCTCTTCCATTTTCTGGTATGAGGATTGTTGGGTACTGCATCTCAATAATGTCATGGGAATCTGTTTCATTCTCTTCAAGCAAATTAAGTTCTCCTGTTAATTCTCCAAGAATCCTAATGGCTGACGTATCGCCATTAACCATTGCCCTTTGAATCAATCGAACCACAACTGCTGTCTGATAAGTCATGTCATTTTCTTCTATGCCCATGCGATCAAGCGTATCTCGAACATTCCCCATCTGTTTTGATACTGGCATTTCCATAATATTTTTTGCCATTTCTCGCATATTTCTTTTTCTTCGCCTTGCTTCTCCAGATGCCAAGCCAGCCCTTCTCGCGCTTTCAGACCTCTCTTCTGGAGTTAGTCGAGCATTCACTTCCTTAGCTGAAATCAGGTTCCCTTCATTTGCCACACAATCCTCACCACCTTTCTTGACCATCAAAAAAAGACTCGAACGTGACCTTTCAATGGTCTTTCGAGTCTTTTTGATGTTTTATTTACTTATTCTCCATACAAACAGCCAACAACTTCTTTTCCCTTAGCTATTGCTCCGGCTATATCTGTTCCGAGCTGTCTATAGAAGTCTGGATAAATCATGCACTCATATGCTCTCGTCATAATGTCTCGTTGTTCCTTTGTCACATTGATCCGAAATCCCTTCGCAATTTTAAGTGCATTCTTCCATTCTCCTGCCTTGACTGCTTCTCTTACTATATCTGTCTTCTTTACCATGATGCCATCCTCCTGTCTAATTCATATATTTTAATTTGTTAAACGTACGATAGCATACCGATCAGCCATGTCAAGTAGTTTATGAAATTATTTCTTCTTTCATATACGGGATAAAATCTACAGGATTTACTTCATGGTTCTTTGCAAATTCCCAGATTGGTTCCATCTGTACTTTGGTCATGTCTCCATTTTCCAAATCCTGTTCATATGTATACAGCCAACTCGCTTCATCAAAATACGCATACTGTAATGGACACAATGCTGCTTGCTCTGTTACTGTCATATCCCAATCTGTTTTTCCCATCTTCTTTCCCTTGAAAGTATGACAATCATACACCCAGTCAGGAATTTTCCCATTTGTCAGCTCACATTGCGTTATTGATTTCACTTGAAATCTTTTCCAATCTATCTGTTGATCGCATATCATAAAATCTACAGATAATACGGTTTTGAACTTAGAATCTTGTGAATGGCAAATTAGCATAGCAGCCTTGCTTATGAATATCTCATCTTTATTGCTTCGTTTCCCATTCACTATATTATCCGCTTTTCTCAAAGCCTTAATTTCATGTGCAATGCTATGTCTTGATATATATTCAAAAACATTCCACAGAAACTCTCTGGAGTGATGTCTCAACAAATCCATTTGATATCCTATCATGTCCATATCTCTATGCTCAAACGCAAGAGCAAGCGCTGCTCCTATATGGCTTTTCTTCTGATTCTCAGTTTCATCTGCTGTTTGCTTCGGCGTATCTTCCAACAAAGAAAGTTGTTCAAATTCCTGCTCATTTCTATTATTGCCGTTCTTTGCAATAACCAAATACCGTTGAATCATTTCGCTTGATGGCTTTAACTGTCTAGGACTTCTTGATGCCAAAACAAAATTGCACGAGAAATAGCAGGCATCTCTGCTCTTTCTTGCTCTGCATAACAAAGCTACTGCTTCACTTACGTACAAATCATTTCGCTTTTCTTCGTCCTCCTCTCTTAACTTTACAAGTTCCTTTGTGATAACTCCGAAGCAATCTTCTGCTGATATTACAAATATTCTGTTCCACATAGCTGTTCTGAACTTACGTTTCAACTGATTTGCTGCAAACCCAGCATGTTCATAATCGCCCCTTCTGATCGCTTTCTGCAACATACTAAGCATTTCAAACATTTCATATCCTGTTCCAGTATCTAAGTACGCCATTTTGTTTCTCCCTTCAATGTTTATTTTATTTAACGTACGTTACGATAGCATACCGATCAGCCATGTCAAGTAGTTTTTATCTTTTTACTCTGCAAAATACTTTGTTGCTTTTTAGATCATAGTCGAAATACTTTCCCCATTTTAACTTCATAGTCTTAAAGCTATCAATCATACTCTGCCTTGTTTTGGACGAATTGCCACCTTTATTTGTATCAGTTCCTGCCACCGGGCAAAAATATTTGGGTTTCAAAACAATTCTGTTTTTTAATAGTTCTTGAAATACAACATCAAAATCGCAACAGTAACCAATAGCATCATTATATCTTGACTTGTATACTTTTCTGTTCACCCATGTGATTCCTCCTGTTGTCCCAGTAAATGCAAATTCTTGATTATAGTTCCACGGAGTATTAGTTGCATCATCGCATCCATATCCTATATCCAGATCATAAATAAGTTGGGCGATTCTTTCTATCTCGGCTGTAATCAGGCTATAATCCTCAATAGGGACATTAAAGTCCAATCTGTACAAGCATCCTGACATATCATCTCCCAGAATTGCAATTACCTCTTCCTCAGCATTGTCTATCACCCAATTCCATACCTTAGATACGCTACAAATTTCTTCATCGTCTACTGCAATGAGGTTTTCTTCTGGAATAACTTTCAGATAGTCCTCTTTTTGAGACTTTCTTACTACAACTTTGTAATACTCCAACAGCTTGTGTGTGGAAATAGTGTCTGCCCTGTTATAGCTGGGTATGTAGATTCCAAACATTTTATTTTCATTCACATTTGTCCCTCCTTTCCCATTCTTCTGGGATAGTGTATCCTCTGTAAAAGATGTAATCCAATGCAGATAGATTCTCTATAAATACTTTCCCTCTTTGCTTATATCTGACCGGGCTATAGTCACTATAAACAATTTTTATTCCATTCTTCTTATATTCCTCCTCGTCATTGTATGCCAGTCCTCCAGTTCCAGAATAATAAATATTTCCTCCGAGCTTTTCGCACTGGTAGATATTCCGCTGATTCTTTTTAAGGCTTGTCGGCACTGACTCACTGGCAATTACAATTTGTGCATTTAGTCGAAACCCTCTTGTCATTTCTGCAATTAAGGAATAATTCAAATCAAACAGATATTTGTGCTTGCTGCTTAAATTTCTTTCTATAAGGTCATATCCAACTTCAAAGCATGGGGTCTTACCATAGCTCATTTGAATAGTCTTTAGCAGCTTAGAAATCCAATCTGTTTCGTAGGAGATTTCTACCTCATTTATCTTATCTCCATATCTGTAACTTACTGGAACCGTTACTTTGTGCCTGGTCTGATTTACATTCAAAAAATTGGCATTATGTAATCCGCTTCTTGAATATTGCACATCATCATCCAGTACAAATACATCTGACTGAAAAATCTTATAGAAAAAGCCCATATACGGGATGAAATTTGGTTGATGCCCCGAAAATACACAGCTCATTATTTTTCAACCTCCCGAATAAGCATGAATGCTTCTGCATATTTTACCCCTACAATGGCTCCTCTGTGGGCTGCCACAGCTTTCATCCCTTCAAGTGATCTTGCAGCAGGTGAATCTTGCAACTGTGACTTATACATCCTCATTGCTTCTAGCTTGTCTTTCATGTGGTTTGTGATGTCAACAAATACATTCGGAATAAATGCGTTCTCTGAACTCGGTGCGTTCCAATCTGTCTCCGAAATAGTCTCATACGCCAAGACTTTAATAGGCTTTTTCCCTGCTTTTGGCCTTGCTGCAACCATACATGCCGCAGCTATAATCTGATGGTCTTTATGGATATCGCCTTTATGTGGAATGTATATTTCATCCGGTTGAAAGTCTTCAAATATCTCATCTAATGCTAAATTTATTTTCCATTGTGGAATTGTGTCAAGCATCGCTGCCGGGAATTGACTTACAGCCAAATTTTTCACCCCTAAACGCATTGCAGCCCTTATAGTTTCTGTTCTTTCATTCTCTACAAATGCTCCACTATATAGTGGTATACAGCCTTCGGTCATTATGGCAACTGTAACTCTATCTCCATTTGCAACTTTTTTTGCCATAATACCACCACATCCAATTACTTCGTCGTCTGGATGTGGTGCTACAACAAGTATATTCATCTTTTTCGTTCCTTTCTGGTTGCTGGCGCTCCTGCTACAAACTCTCCGTCAGTAACATCACTTAACACCACCGATCCTGCCCCTACAGTAACATTTTTTCCTATATTGTATCCGCTTACAACAGATGCCTGACATCCAATGTAACTTTCATCACCAACATTTACTCCACCGCAAATATTGGCACCCATGGAAATATTACAGTTATTTCCAATCTCTGCATCTGTTGCTATTACAGCTTTACAGTTAATGATATTATTATCGCCTATTGTTGCGCTTGCATATACAATCGCCAACTTGCAAATGTAGTTTCCTGTGCCAATCTTTGCTCCATCCTCAATACAAGCTGTTTTGTCAATAAGGTTGACTCCTTTCAGATTCAATCTCTTCATGTGCGCAGCGTACTTTCTTCGCGGCTCAATTTCCCCGAATGCAATGATGTACTTGAATCCCTCATAATCCGGGATATCTTCAATCTTTTTGTATACTTTTACCCCCTCAACTTCACCGTCTACATAGTCGTCTACAAACGCTCTTACGCCATATCCGTTCTCAATAGCAAGGCGCTTACAATTTCTTCCCTGTTGTCCTGCTCCAAGTATTACTATATTTTCCATTTATTCTATTTTCTCCTTTTCTTCTACATTTTCTTTATTTTGTTCCTCTTCTATTGGAATAAGTTTAACTTTCATCTTGTCATACCAAATCGCTCTTGCATTGATCTTTCTCGATTTTGAAATCTTTACTTTTGCACCCTCGATTCCAAGTGCTCTAACAAGATTGTTATAGTCAAGCTCATTCCTACATACAATCATTACATAATCATACTTTTCATAATGAATAAGCTCCATGTCTGGAATAGCTCTCTCTTCCAGTTCTTTTTCTTCCTTTTTCTTCAATCCCAAGTCAACTGTCAGGTCCGATGTCCAATCAGCCAACAAATCCATGTCCCACTCTCCAGAATGAGTATTGTCTTTTATATTGATTGCCCTGAGTTCGGCTTCTGTGTACCCTATGAGCCGTTTACAGTCAAGTTCCGTATCTGGTCCCCACACATTAAGAACAGCCTTTAAGCGTTGGTTTCCAGCAATCACATTGTCTTGCTCATCAATAAGAAAAATTCCGAAATCTCCGTTGTATTGCAAACTTTCTTCTAGTTCTTTTAGCTTTTTCTGGGCTATTTTCCTCGGATTTCCGAAATTTGTCTTCAAATCCATTGCTTTCATTTTACATAGCTCTATCTTTTTCTCCATAATCTCATCTGCCTTTCTATACATTTTCTTTGTTTTGCTGTACAATGCTCCTATAACAGAAAGGAGGTTACTATGTACAAAGGTAACGAAAATCTAATTAACGATGGTGAATACATGCCTTTCACCATGCTTAATTTCTGGCAATGGGCATATTCAAACCTCATTCACAATATGTTGCGAGGCACCTTTGCCGACTTCGTTGTGAAATGTGCTTTAGACACGGGCGGTATAATCACTCGCTCTGAGATCGGAACTGGTTTGGAACCATATGATTTAGAAGGTCCCATTATTCCATCTACTGGTAAAACTTCTCGCATTGAAGTCAAATCTGCAGCATTCGTTCAAACGTGGGATATCAAGCATCCTGACCGCGCTAATTTCAGTATTGCTCCTGCTACCCTCCCAGACGAAACTGGAGATTTTGTAAAAGGAACTCCTCGTCAAAGGAACAACGATGTATATGTTTTCACCCTATACACCGCCAAAGACAAGAGGTGTAATATTCTCGACTTATCGTGGTGGGAATTTTATGTATTGCCTACATACAAGATCGAAGGTGATAAAGACCTGCGCACGCAGAAGACCATTTCCTTGAAAAGAGTGCGTGAAATCTGTCAAGTTCAATCCTTCAACACTCTATGCAGTGCAATTGCAGATGCTTGCAATTCCATTCCAGCAGAATACAATATCTGCATATTCCCACCAAAAGGAGAAAAGGTTGCATCTGATAATGTAAATTTTACCCCCCCCGCAAAATAAGACGTGACTTCTCCAACTTCCTACTAATAAAAATATCCCGGCACTTTTTCTGTGTCGGGATATTTTCTGTTGGCATATGGGTTGTTGGCTATTAACATATTACCACGGTTTCTTTCTATTATCTACCTACTAATTTTCTACCATTACTTTCATATAGCTTTGTGATTCAATTACAGCTTCAAGGAGCCTTATTTTCGCTACATTCCAAGCAAATATACAGCCACAATGCCTGATGCTATTCCAAGGTCTTTGTAGACCGTTTTCTCGCTTATATTCTCTTTCTCTGCAATCTCAAGAACTGTTGTTTCCTCTTCTGCAATATACATTGCGTACAGCTCTCTGTATCTTCTCTTTGCTTCTTCGCTTGAAGATTTATCACACTCTTCTCCATACAATCTCACAGCATTTTCTATGCACTGGATGCAATACAAGTTTTCCTGTCTTTTTTTCTCCTTGTTGATTGCGACACTTTCTGATCTCGCTGTCCCCTCTGTAAAATTACCCATCAAGTCTTCAATGAACTTCCATCTCAACTCAATCTTTTCTGCCTCTGTAAATTCTGCTTCATCCGATAGTGTTGCTTTCATTCTTCTATAGGAACTGAGCATCTTTTTGGTTTTCTTCACCTTATCTTCCGATTTTGCCCTTTTTCTATCTTCCTTTGCCTGTTCTTCTCGGAATGCCTTAACCCCCTCTTTTACTGAGATAGCAACAATTTTACTCAGTTCCTCCTGCGATAAAGTATAAGTTACACTGCTTCCCATCTCGCCAACCTCCTTGACTTTTTTACTTCTTTGTGTTAAATTTCTAATAGGTTGAGTCGTTCCGTCAAGGGGCGGCTTTTTTTTACTTCTTGATAACAGTTCTTTCTTTCAGCTCAGGTTTTTCTGTATGGCTTTCTAACCATTTTGCAAGTTCCTTTGCTCCCGGATTCTTTTTCTCTATCTCATTTGCCAAATGCCTTAGCACAATAACAATGATTCCTGCATCAGCTGCTGCGTAAGGATTAAGAGCGTTAATCACTTTATTTGAATAATATTTCAATCCTTCATTTACTTCTTTTGCCGCCTCTCTGGTATTTCCAGTAGAAACAAGCCTGTCTCCGTTCACAACAAAACTTTTAGGGCAAATTCTTTTATTTAATTTCATATTTAATCTCCAATTCTCTGCATCCATTGTACAGTCCACGTGACCATCCAATGGATAAGTTGTTATTTTTACCAGATATCGTTTGGCTCATCATACCCATAATTGTCCGAATCTGTATCAAATTCACCGGACATATCTTCCTCTTCTACAGGACCTGGAAGTGCCGGCTGTTCTGCTCCTTCAATCATGCTTACTTCGTTTTCCTCATTGCTCTCATCATTAGCATATTTAAAATCTGCATCCCAAATACTCATCTGTTCTGAATTAGCAATTGGAACAAGAACATATCCATTTTTTTCTTCATCCCATACCAACTCCCAACCTTCGCAGCTCTTTCCTCCCTTTGCCTCATCCTTAATCTGCATCACCGAACCAATTTTATGTGCAAACTTTGGAGTTAAGATTCTTCTTGTTTCTCCACTTATCTTCGGATCACGATTCACAATGAACTCTTGATCCAATGTAACATCCAACGTAATAGTAATTTTCCCGGTCATGCTTCCTTTCTCAACCATGTTTTTTAACAGCTTTTGCAGCACAACATTTACACTGGTTCTCATCCCCTCAAACATTTCATCTTCAATTCTTGCTTCCTGATTGTATGTGTCCATTATTTTTCCACCTTTCCGAATTTGATATTGTTATCAATCATGTACTGTCTTAAATCCATAATCTGCTTTCTTGTTCCATAGACTGTGAATGATGCCTTATATTTCTTTGCTTCCTCACTTCCAGTAAGTGGATCTTGTGCGCAGCTATTTGTGTTCTTTTCTTTTGCATTTTCCTTTGCCGACTCATTTTCTTGTTTCTCAATATTGGAATCAGCAACATTATCCCCCTCCGTATCAGCATTCTCTTTAACAGGTTCTTGCATGTTTTCCTGTTCTTTCGAGATTTCTTTATTTTTCTCTGTTGTCTTTGTTTCCTCTTCCTGCTTTTCTTTTAACTGTGCAATTTTATCATCCAAAGCTTTGAGGCTACTGGCTTCTGCAAGTGCTTCTGAAATATCAAGATGTTTCATATACTTATCTTTTGCAGCTGTCTGATACTTCTCCTCGCATGTAGTTTCAATCGTTTTCATATCTTCCATGAACCGATCAATCTTTTTATCAATTTCCTCACATGCTTTCTTTAGACTTACCGACACTTTCAACCAATCTTTGTTAAAAATTGTCTCAAAAACCAGAATCTTTGCAACATCTCCTGCTTTTTCAATAAAGTGCTGTTTCAATTTTTTCTGTTTTTCTTTTCTTATTCTGTCTTCATACTCTTTAACTTGAGAATCAATCATGGCTATTGTTTTATCAATAGGCTCTGTGACCTCTTTTACTTCCTTTTCAAATTCATCATACGGAGTCATTATAGCCTTTTTGACTTCTACTCTACGTTTTGAAATAGCTGTCTTCATTGCATTCAGCTTTGCTCTGTCCTGCTTTGCGGACTTCATCTGGTCTTCTGTGTATGTAAGGCCTTTATATTCATCAGCTACATCGTTGATCAATTTCATAAACTCATCTTTGTTCCATGTAATCTTTTCAAGAAATTCTCCCTCTTTTGGATTACTAATAACCAAACTCAACTCATCTGCCATTTTCTTTCTCCTATATTTGTTTTATTGATACCTCTACCCTCGGTTCTTCTGAATAGAATTTTCGGCATTGGCAATCTACAATCTGTGTATCATCTCGATATGCTACCTGATTCAAAGCGTCTGCAATGATCTTTATTACATTGTCCATATCTGGCTTCTTTGTTGGTCGAACAATGTGTTTTCGCATTGATTCTTTAACTTTCTTGCTCTTACTTTTGGGGATTGAATAAAATGCCTTAATTCTCATATCAAGCATCGCATCTTCTGGAAAGCGAAAGTTCTCACATTGTTTCATATATTCCATATGCACCAATGTTTCATAGTTCACGGTATCTTTTGGTGTAATGGCATGTCCAGTATGTGTATTAAACCTCGGTCTTCCTTTTCCTTTTGGTTCACCGAGAATTGTAAACCTTATTTCTGTCATTCTTTCTCCTATCTGGAAGTATCTGCATTTTCTTCATCCATACTTATTTTTAAATAATAGTCAACAACTTTTCCTGTCTCAGTCCGTTTTTTCTTGATCTGTGACACCGTGTAACCGTTCTTGATAAGGATTCCAGACACCTCTAAGCGATCCTGCTGGTTATAAATTCTAAGTTCCATTATTATGCCTCCAATATTGTTCTTGCAGCTTTGAATCTTCCAGCTGCCTCTTTTTTTCTCCATGACAATCCATCCATTTTAACCGGATAACACATTTCAAAGATTCTGTCATAGATTCTTGTGTATCGAATATCTTCGCAATTTTTCATCTGATTTAAATCTAAATTCGTTGTGAGAATGATGGGCTTTCCACAGCGATATCTACTGTCGACAATGTTGTATACTTTCTCAAGAGCAAAATCCGTGCTTCTTTCAGCCCCAAGATCATCAATAATCAACAGCCTCACAGAATTGAGCTGATTTATGTATTGTCCATCATCGGAATTAAAGTTTCCCATATCCTGCAATAGCTTGATGAATGATGTCATTATCACTGATTTTTTTCTGTTTATCAGCTCATTTGCTATTGCTGCTGCGGTATAGCTTTTCCCAGTTCCAACTTTTCCATAAAACAAGATACCTTGATTTTCTGTAAACATCTTTTCAAAGTTGTTTACATAATTATTTGCTATTTTAAAAGCTTTTTCATTTTCTGAATCTACCTTATATGTTGAGAAATCAGCAACTCTAAGTTTTGCATCCATAAGAGATAAGCGCCGTAATTCTTCCACTCGCCTCATCTCTTCCTCGAACTTTCTTTTTCTGTCCATCTCTTCTCTTTTTGTTCGTTCACACTTACAAGTGCAATGAACTATTTTCTTTGTAACCTTACCAGTTCCATCCTTGCCAGTTCCATCCTTTATGGGAAACTCGACTTCTCTTTCAAGTCTTTCTCCGCATATTTTACATCGTCGAAATCCATCCTCACCAATAAAATATTCATCCATGTCATTAACTCCAATCTCCATATGGGTTGTCATCGTCTACTTGTTTGCAATAGACGCTAACTTTTTGAGAGTGCTTGATATAATCAGTAAACGGGGTGCTATCAGAGAGAAATGTTTTGGGGTGCTTAATATACTTACTTTCAGTTCTATTTCTAATACACTCACTTGCATATTCCTTTGCAGCATCTAAAAGATCTGATTCCTTCCATCCATCATTAAGCCTTGCCTTATACTTCTTGTAAGCTTCGCCTTTTCCAACTTTTTTAGGATATGAGGACCAAAACTCTTCAAAGTTCTTCGCATACGTTTCTGTGGCTTTTGCATTGCTTTCTGCTTTTGGTGCTTGTTTCTTTTCTGGTTGTTTTTCTTTCTGCTCGCTTAATTCCAGTTCAGACCTTTTTTTTGCTCTATTCTTTCTTTGTCTCTCAGCGTCCTTTTCCCTTCTGTCCATGGCTTTATACCATTGTTCCTGCCATTGATCCCAGTCATGTATATATATGCCTGCCTCAATATCGATCCAATTGGTGGCAATCATTGCATCAACAGCCTTTTTCGGTGATATATTTTTGTCTATTCCGATAGTAAGTGCCTCTTCAATATCATCCCTATCTGCTTTGACAATTCTCCCTTCCTTGTCTGCATTGTTGATTCCCCATAGCCACAGCCGCACTAACAAGCCAAGGGCTTCATTTTGGCTGCATCCAATTTCTTTTGCAAGGCTTCTTAATTTTCCCCCTATAACTTGTTCATGCACGCTTATCCACGCCATTTTCTCACCACCATTTCTGCCTTTAAATTCTCGCTGTCAAATCATTTATTGATATTGGTCTTGTCAATATCCTGTTATGTCTGCAACAGTCACATGTATCACATTTATCTGGCTTTGTTTCTCCGTTTTTTACCCTTATAATCCTCGGCAAATTTGTCTTTACAACCTGCATGGCTTCATCAAGATAGTTCTGTGTGATCTGGATAATTCGGATATCTGGTTCGTTTTCTTTTGTCGCTGCCGCTATGTAGAACGGCAATCTCTTTCCAGTGTTCTGATACACAATCTCCTGATATACCGCCCCTTGAATGTCATATCCCCAGTATCGAACAAAGTCTAAATATCCAATATCTGGTACCCATTTCAGCTTTGTGATTGACTCCATTACTTTCAGATCAACAATAGCAACCCCTTCAATGTAGCTATCCATTTTAATCTTCCAGTCCACCCCGTCAATCTCTCCAGTCATAATTCTTTGCTTTTCACCAGACATGTATTTCAAAAAATAGTCATCTCGTTCTATTCTAGCAATGACCTCTTCGGCTTTTTTGTACGAGCTTTTCAGCTCCCCCCTTTGTGTGAAAAGCTCTGGATTTTCTTCCTTGAATCTCTCCAGACTCCCCTCAAAATAAGAATCTACATAACTTCCAACAAGAAGTGCTGTGCTTTTTTCTGGCATCCATCTTTCGTGCAATTTTTCCATTGCTGCAAACTCACATGCCATTTTCCCATATGTTCCGTTAAAGTCTTTGAACTGCGAAACCGACATGTATTTCAAATTTGCTTCTTTCCCATAATAATTTTCTTCCAACAACTCCATATGTCATCTCCCTTACTGATTAACTGTTGTAATGTCAATTTCTTCCGTATCTTCTTCCAGAATTTCTTCATTCTGTGCGATTGCAAACGGATCATCTGTTGCTACTACATCTGGCACATTATCTTCATATACCCCATCTCCGTTTTCATCATATACTTTCTGGTCATCATTTATAGCTCTCTGCATATCTACAGAAAGGATTCCCCATTTACTTAGCAACAACTTAATAACAGTCTTTAATGCCATTACTTCAAAATCTGTAGTCCATTTACTTGACTTTTTTCCTTTCTCAATATCATATCTGTATGACGATGAATACTTTCTTGCATGTTTTTCAACTGCTGACTTTGACATATACAATTCTTGGCTATATCCAACTTTTAATCGGAACCATGCGTAATATCCAGCCACATCATCTTCATTTCCGTTTTCTCTCTGTGTACACTTGCTAAAATCACTTGTAAAACTTATTTCTCCAGTAATAGGATTGTATGATTCCAGTTCGTCCTTATAAACCACAGCATAATTCATTTTTTCATAATAGCCAGATCGAATAGCCAACTGTATAAATCCCTTATACATCATCTGAAACTGGGCTTCCATGTGTTTTTCAGCCTTCCCTGTTTTGGGATTCCATTTATTGTTATTGTATGGAACAATTGCGCTAAATCCAAGGTTTCCATCAATTGGCAGATCATATGTTGCTGCCACAAATGCTGCTCCTACAATACTCGTTGCGTTACACTTTCTAAGGGTTGAATTTCCAGATACGGCATTCATTACTGATGCAATAAACTGCGGTGCTTTTTGTCCAAGCACTTCTTCAAACTTCTTCTTTGTTCTGTCTCTCGTAAAAATCTCCTTGACTTGAACAGCTGCATCATATACAGCATTTTCCTTTTCTACTTTCTTTACTTGATTTTCCATTTACATTGTCTCCTTTTCTGCTGTTGTAAATGTCTCTCCTACTAGCTTCATAAAATCTTCTGCCGATTCCTCTTCAATGCACTCCTTGCAAACTGGTCCTGCTGGCGAATCGTAATATTCTTCACCTTCAAATATAGGTTCCTTACACCAAATGCATTCATGTACTGGCTTTGGTTCTTCTGCGTTGGGACACCTTGAATCGCAAGGTGTCATCATACATATGCTGCACATTTTTCTTTCCCCTCCATTCGTAACATTGAAGTTGCGTTCACTGATTTCCTGAACAAATAGTTTCTGATTTCATCTTTGAATAGGTGTGGCAAATATTCTTCTTTGTTCTGAATTTTTCCTATTTCCATTTTTCTAAAACAAAAATGTCTAATATGTTCTGCATCTTCATTTGAAATCATAATTCCCTGATTTCTGTAATCATTTACTATACGCTGTAATTTTTCCTCCATTCTTTCCTCTCTCAATAGGTGCTGTAAATATTCCGATATTGATTCCTGCAAACTTTTTAACTGCTACGATAAATTCTACATCGCTCTTTATTCCATATTCATTTTCAAGTATCTTTCTTAATTTATCAGCATCCATTCTTGCCTATCCTTTCATCACTTTTTCACCTATAAGTCTCATTTCACTAATGACTTCTGCAAGAGAATCAAGTCTTTTTAGTATATCTGATAAAACTGGCTTTTCGTCATCAGTAATAATCCCATCCGCTGCAATCCCTATAAGATCATTTTTCATTTCTTTTATCTTATCTGGATCAAACTCTCTAATCATTCTAAGTGCAATTCCCTCGATACTTCTTACTCTAGTTGCTAAGGGCATCCTTTTTCCTATCGGACATTCTTGCTTACAATACTGAGTTTTTAGCTCTGGGCAGTTATAAATGTCTGCCATCATAACAACCTTATCAACTGGCACAACTTTTGTAATATCAAGTTCGTAATCTGCCAGTGTAGATACGCAAATTCCAAGCATTTCTGCCGCTCCTTCACGGCTAGATAGTTTTTCGTTGTACATTGCAGCATTTTTTCTAGCACGAAAGTATACATTATTGTTATCTTTCATACAGCCACTTCCCATTTCTTTCACCTGCCTTTTGGTATATACTCTAATTACAGTTGAGCTTGAGCTGTTTCTGATATATTCAGTTCATCGCTTATCAGTTTTACTGCTGGTTCTGAATATATCCTTCCATTTATAATTCCGGAAGTATACTCTCTCGTTCTTCCAATTTTCTCAGCAAGCTCTGCAATAGACATGTCCCGTTTAATCAACTCACATTTTGCTGATTTGCACCACGGTGACAATTTTCTTGCCATTGCTTTCCCTCCTTTATTGTGGTTTTGTAATTTACAATTCCGCACTAAAATGTTAAAATAGATATGCTATACATTTCACTTGTTTTTTCCTTACTTCTTTGTCTTTGTGAAATGTTGTAGTGTTTTGTAACTTACAAACGTATTATAATTGGAACTTTCCAATTTGTCAATAGTTTTATTGGATTTTTCCAATTATTTTTTGGAGGTAATACTTATGTCTACTTTGCTTGATAGAATAAAAGAGCTAATGAATGATCGCCAAATCAACGCTCGGCAATTAACTTCCGAACTTGGCATATCAAGTTCTTCTCTTACTGATTGGAACAAAGGAAAAAGCTCTCCTTCTCTTGATGCGGTTATCAAAATTTCAGATTATTTTGACGTGTCAATAGATTATCTGGTTCATGGAAAAAACACTCCGACTATCCGTGAATTGGATTCTTCCGTCCATAATTTGGATTTTTCCAATCATCTTGATATAGATCTTTTAAAAAAATTTCACCAACTTACTCCTGACCTGCAGGAAAAGCTACTTGCGTATGCAGATGGTATGCTTGCCGCAATGCCGCGACAGCAAACCTCTAGTGAAAAAAGATTATCAGTATAACCGCATATAGAAGGAGGTAACATATGCCATCTCAAAATATATCTGACCATTTTATTTCAAATGGCTCAAATTTGAATGTCACAATGTCAGACTTTCTCGTATGGGCTTATTCAGATACATCTGACCCTCTCATTCGCTCTACAGCAGCAGAATATATTGTCTCTTTAGCTCTTGGCATTACCTCGCAAACTAAGAGAAGGTTTCGTGCAGATTTTAAATCAAATCATTTTTTATTCTACAATGGTTTTAGGCTTTACGTTCGTTCTGCTTCATATGTTCAATCCTATGATCCTGATTACCCACAAAATATTTCTTTCAGCATACTTCATGGATTTCATATGGATACCAAGCCAGATGCATACATCTTTTGCGTTTTCAAAGGCATGAACCAAGATGATTCGCCTTTGAATCTTGATCTATGGGACTTCTATGTGGTAAATTTTCTCTCTGCAATTACTTGTAGGACAAAAACTATCACGCTGCAAACTCTTCTTGATAGCAGACCGTTGTTAAGTAACTATCGCAATCTCAACAAAATCATACATAATATTATTGGTTTCTAGTACTTTTGCATTATGGAAGGAGGTATCTTAATGTCTGCAACAGCAACTAAAAACAGAGTGGCAATTTACGTTCGAGTATCAACACTTTATCAGGCAGATAAAGACTCTCTGCCAATGCAAAAGCAGGACTTAATATCATACGCAAAATTGATGCTTAACACTGATGACTTTGTCATTTTTGAAGATGCTGGCTATTCTGGGAAAAATACAGACCGCCCAAAATTTCAAGAAATGATGTTTCAAGTAAGAACTGGAGCTTTCACTCATCTTCTTGTCTGGAAAATTGACAGAATTTCAAGAAATCTTCTTGACTTCTCTGCTATGTATAAGGAGCTTAAAGACCTTGGTGTTATTTTCGTCAGTAAGAACGAACAATTTGATACTTCAACGGCTATGGGCGAAGCAATGTTAAAAATCATCCTGGTCTTTGCGGAATTGGAACGAAATATGACTGCTGAGAGAGTCACAGCAACTATGATAAACAGAGCTTCCAATGGTCTATGGAACGGTGGCCGTATTCCTTATGGCTACTGTTATAATCATGAAACTCAAAAATTTACTCTCAATAATTCTGAATCAAAAATCGTAAATCTAATTCATGACAAATACGAAGAAACCAGATCGCTAATTCAAGAGACTCGATGGCTCAATGAAAATGGCTATCGTACTAGAGCTGGAAATGAATGGAACCCTGTGTCTATTGCTATAATTCTCCGTAATGTTTTTTACTGCGGTGATTATCAGTACAATCGCTTAAAGGAAGGTAATCGTCAACGTCAAAAAAATAAGTCAGAATGGATCACTGTTGAGAATCATCATATAGCAATCGTCACCAGAGAACAAAAGCAACGCATTCTTAATATTCTCGAATCAAATGCTCGTCTCTGCAAAACCCGTAACATGTACATTTCAACAAAACATGTTCATATCTTCTCAGGTTTGCTATACTGTGGCAGTTGCGGAAATCCTATGGGATCATCTCCTGCTTCCGCAAAGAAAGACTGGCAATATT